CAAATATGTATCTGGACTATCGTGTCTAATAAATCTTTCACGAATAGGATCATATTGCTTAACATTAGCATAACCATGCAGCTGAATAAAATCTTTATCGCCTGATAAAATCAGTATAGGCTCTGATGTGTCATTCAACAGAACCTTACCTTCGATCTTATGTACAATAGTACCAATAATATCATCTGCTTCTGCAGTATCAATTTGTAATACTTTGTATGGAAAGACGTTCCTAATATCATCGCGAATACTATTCAGTGTAGCAAAGATTGAATTCCAATCGAGCTCTGATGCATTGCGATATGCTTTTCGATTAGCTTTGTAATATGGAAACATCTGTCTGCGCCAATAGTTTTTGTCATCACAGCAGATTACTAATTCACCATATTCTTTATGGAACATCCTTCGATGTTTGCGAAGTGTATTAAACACCATATGTCTTAGAAGTCCTTCTTCGACTTCCACGTTTGTGTGAGTTCCAATTTGAACCATCAAATTAGAAATCATCACCTGATTCAAATCCACAAGGATCATAACAAGCTCCTAGGCTCCTTCATCGCCATCAATTATTTCTTCAATATCGGATATAGTCTCCTCAAAATCAACAGCTTGCTGAGCAAACTCTTGAAGAGGATGACTAAGTTCATAAGATCTTAGAATAGTGGCCTTTAATGTCTCAACTAAAAGGACCAAATCATATTTGTGATCGTCTGAAGACAAATCTACATGATAATCCTCTAGCATAGCAAAAGCCTTAAATCCAATACTTAATGCGGTTTCCTGAGCAAACCTTTGTCTAACATTTTGAACATTAGTTCTAATGTCTTCATCCGTTTGAGGGGGATGACTTTTATTTGCACCAGGAAAAAGTACAATATTATCCGACATCTAAACTTTCTCTATCTTGGGATGGTGTGGCAGTTTTTTGCATTCCATCTTCATCATATGCGGGAACCAATACTCTGTATTTAGTTTTGAATTGTTGGTTCTCACCATAAAACAAATCTAGCCAAACACCATTACGGAGAAATGATTCCATGTTTTCTACATAGCAAGTTATAATATTAATACGATCGTTTCTTTGACGATTGTATCCTTCTTTTCTTGCTAATTTTTTTAATCTAGCCAATTCTTCTTTGTTAGAACTTATCCACTGTTTGACTTTATATACACTAAGTGGATGGTTCTCATCTCGTGATACATCTTCATGTACGGTCTTATATTCAATAGGACCTTTAGCTTCACGAGCCTTAGCTAGTCTATCTCTACGCTCTTGCTTCTGCTCTTCAGTTAGAGCCTTCATCAGTCTTTTGCGCTTCGCCATGTAATCTGTCCCTAGCAAATTCCCAAATACACGTTTTAGCTTCCTCTGGTGAAAGCTGAAACGCATCCATTAGTATACCTATCATTTTGTTAGGGTCAACACCCTTATTTACTAGTTCTTCAATTTTTACGTGAATTTCTTTTCCATATAAAAACATAATAATCTCCGTTTTTTTCAAAAAAGCGGTTGACCGCTAAAAGAGTTTGTATGAATATAATTATATAGGCAGTCAAAAAGACTGTTGACTAAATCGTTTTTATGAGTATAATGAACTTTGTGACCAGACAGGAGAAACAAAATGGCACATGAACTTGAGATTGTAAATGGTGAAGCACAAATGGCTTTTGTAGGCCAAACCCCATGGCATGGTCTTGGTACTAAAGTTGAAGAGGATCTTTCTCCTCTTGAATTTATGAAAGCAGCTGGATTGGATTGGGGTGTTGAGACCCAGGATATGTTCCTTGCTGATGGTACTAAGGTCGATGGTAAGCAAGCTCTTATCCGTGACCGTGATAATAAGGTTCTTGACGTTATCAGTAACGATTGGAACCCAGTACAAAATGCAGAGGCTTTTGAATTCTTTGATGAGTTCTGTAAAGTAGGCGCCATGCATATGAACACAGCTGGATCTTTAAAGGAAGGTCGTTGGGTTTGGGCTCTTGCTAAATCTACAGATGCCTTTGAACTGTTTGGAGGAGATAGTGTTGAAGGTTACTTATTGTTCTCTAATCCTCACATATATGGTCGTGGCATTGACATTCAATTTACTGCAACTCGCGTTGTTTGTCAGAATACTATTAATGCTGCCCTAAATACATCTAGTCAGAATAAGGTTCGTTTTAATCACCGTCGTGTGTTTGATGCTGACCTTGCTAGGGACATGCTTGGACTTGCTTCTGATAAGATGGAGCGATTCAAGACAATGGCTCAATTCCTTGGTACTAAGCAGTTCAAGGATGAAATATTAAAGGAATACTTTGATGATGTATTCCCTGGTTATGGTAAGGGCGAAAAGTCTTCTAAGAATTCTCTTCGCGCACTTGAAGTTATCGAAACCCAACCTGGGGCTGAGTTTGCTCGAGGTTCTTGGTGGCAGGCATTCAATGCTGTGACATATCTCGTAGATCATGAGATTGGTCGTAGCGATGAAGCCAGGTTAATTTCTAACTGGTATGGTGCCAATAAGAACTTGAAAAATAATGCTCTGGAAAAAGCATTGGAGTACGCAGAAGCTGCATAAGATATATGTAAAAGATATACCTGAGGCAATGACAGTTGATTCCTATTTAAGGGAAAAGACTGACATTGCCCGGGTTATAAAATCGATGAACTTTAAGTATCCTGATATGCTTGAAGTGCCCCACACGCTTGATATGAATAAGCTAAGACAATCCGTTGATGATGCTTATAACAAACATGGGTGGTGGGGTTTTCTTATTCATAATTTTGGTGAAGGTTATGGTGATAAGGATAAGAGAAGCGAAAGATTAGGTGGTTTATCTATCACATATAACCCTTATTATTGGCAAGATTTACCAATACAATGTCAAACATTAGGAAATAGAAAATTTAACCTGCCTCCAAATATGTATGCAGGGCCTTTTGGTAATTCTATTTTCGAAAGAGTTAACATTCACAATGTAAGAGGTGAATTTTTTCTTAGAGTAAATAATCAAGGAGCCGGTGTTGCATGGAAGTATTTGTACGATTCAAAAATTATAACACCAGAAGAATACTTTAAATATAAAACTGATTTTGAAAAGTGTGAATACGATCCAAGGGCTAAAAATCAGACAGGTAAGCACACATACAGTGATGCGTTATCTTTTAATAAATTAACCCCAGCATGTACCGAAGGTTACTTAGGCGAAGTATTTTCACAAGTTAAAAGAACTATATGTAGAGGCAGAATTATAGAAATGAAATGGGGTGATATTCATTGGCATAGAGATGAAGATTACTACACGAATTTTAGAATTAATTTTCCTTTATATTTTGATCCATCTACAAAAATTTCTACTGAAAAAACACAAAAACATATGAAACCAGGATATATGTATCATCTAGATACAGGTAATCCTCATGCTGTTGTAAGAGTTTCAGATGATAAATATAGACGAGTAAATATTATCCTTGGTGTCTCACCATGGTTTGATTACGATGAACAAGAAGATTGTTGGATATCAAATCAATTTTATGGTGAAATGCATCCTGTGGATATGTTTTTAAACGGACATATTGTAGACTTTATAGGTGGTAAAAATGAAAAAGTTTTTGAGGATATTAATGTTCTGTATGATAGGAACACTGCCAATCTCCTCAGGTAGTGTACATGCACAAACAGACGATACCATTAGAACTGATAACACAACAAGAAGTACTATTGATTCAAACACTAAATCAACTACTACTGTTAAATCACCACCGCCTTCTGCAATATCTCCTCAGATAAACACTTCCAACTCTGATCTATGTACTGTAGGAGTTGCTGGTGCTGTACAAACACAGATTTTAGGTTTGTCTATGGGACAAACAGTTCGTGATATGAATTGTGAAAAACTCAAAAATGCAAAAACCCTATATGATATGGGGATGAAGGTTGCAGCTGTCTCTGTAATGTGTCAAGATAAAAGAGTCTTCGATGCTATGATGCAAGCTGGTACTCCTTGTCCATTTGATGGTATGATTGGTCAAGAAGCAAAGGCTGCATGGAAAGCAAATCAAGAACTTCAACCGGAGTTTGAAGATAAGAAGAAGGTATTTACAGACGATGACAAATCGATTCTATATGGTATTGGCGCTGTTGTTGGTTTGGCCCTCCTACTCATTCTCTGAAATAGTATTTGGTCAAACTACAAACGCTGCACAAAACGGTCTTAGATGGGTAATGACAGAAATCTTGCCTGCTCAAGCAGGGTTGACTGTAGATAATGTAATTTACAGATATACAATGGTTAAGGAAACAGAAACAGATGTTGTTGTTTCTGTTAGAAACGAAGACAAAATAAATGGCGGTTATGTTTTTGAAGAAAAAGATGATTGGTCAGGTTTACCTGGAGCTACCATTAGTAAAGTAGTTCCTTTACCTGTTCCTGCTTTGATAGATCGTATTGGTGATGGTGAAATAAATGTTGAAGGTCCAGGAACTGTCGAACAGCCTTCAGTAAGATATACTTTTAGGTTTGATCCTTGTTTTGATCCACAAACAAATCCTGATTGTCCTGGATACAAAGCAGATGTACTAGATTATATTCTTAATAGTGGTATATTAGATCAAGAAGAAGTTAAAGATCCTTTTGATTCTGAAGAAGTACAAAATGTACTTGAAGAGAAGGCTGAAACCGATGAGGATGATAAATATAAAGAAGAAACAGCTGATAATGATCAGGATGACAAAAGAAGAAGATTGGCTGGTGATAATGCGTTAATGCTAGAGGCAGCTACAATGGCTGCACAATTCGATGCATTAGCAATGTTACCTAAATTTGAACAATATTATGAAATTGTAATTGATGGAAAAGCATATGATGATGTTGTTCAACTTAGGGATAGTACGCTTCCCGATAATCGAAGAGCTTTTGGCTCTTTAGCTAGTGATGGGAAATTCGATACCATAATCGAATCGCAGTACAATAGGTAGGAGAAAAAAACCTATGCAAAAATTCATTGCTATTTTAGGCGTGTTAGCAGCTGTAACAGTTGCGCATGCTAGTGCTAACGAAACACCAATTTCTGGTTCAGTTTCATCTAAATGTTCTATATTTACTAATACATCAGGTGTGTATGCTCAACCAAATCCATATACATTAAGCACAGATTCTGCAGACGGTGGTATAGATCCTGTTATTAGAATAGACGTTTCTGTTGCAGATTATTATCTTGCTAACATTTCATATCCCACATCGTTCTCACAATCACCGACATTATCAGACTCAGTTGATTTTACTGGTGATGTTGAATTGGGAGATGTGTCTGATGCTGGAATGGCTGGATATGACAACGACAAAATAACATTTAATAACACACACCAATACGATTTAACAGTTGCTGGAACAACATATTTTATCATATCTTCAGCAGCTACATATGGTGATAATAAATCATTCCCAGCTGGTAATTATACTGCTGTAGTTCAATCGGAGTGCATTGCAAAGTAAGTTATCATGAGATATATCTATATTATTTTATTCATAATGTCGTTTGGGATGGCTAGTGCACATGAAATGACACCAGCTTATCCGGATATTAAGCCATCCCAGTATAATAATGTTTGGGTTGTAAATTTAGACATGTTTAATAGAAGACAAGATGTAGAGTACTATGAACTTTCTGTTCATGACGTAAATTGGAAGCCTATAAATTTTGTTACATCAGAAAGAATTTGGCATATGCCTTATCTTTCTCGTAAAAAATTACAGGTTTACGTTCATGAAAAAGACTCCATAGATGTTACATATGTATGTACTACATCTAAAATTTTCAGAAGTGAATCAACTAAAACGGTGATATCGTCAAAGATCTGTTCTAAAATTAAAAGAGAATAGATATGCGATGGATTTTATTCCTTTTATTGATTGTACTGTTTAATTCTGCTTTGGCTCAGTCTTCGAGTTCATCTTTAAACCTTACATTACCATCTCCCGTACAAAATTACCAATCTGATAAATTTAGAGCTGGTGATCTTGATTGCACAAACGCAATTGGCTCAGCAACTAATTTGGAATTTGGTACTACAGGTATTTTAAATAACTCTGAAGATTCATTTGGATCACCTAGAGTTGATGATGTAGGTATCTATGCTAGAATTGTTATTCCTTTAGGAGCAAGAGCCAAAAACAGAATAGATTGCAGTAAATTATACGAATTAGAATTAATTAAAAAGAGACTAGAAGTAGAAAAACTTCAGGCTGAGATTAGTAGACTTAAATCCTTACAATTCGAGAAGTAGAGGGTAAGATGGCAGATAAAGACCTAGGGGAAGAGATGGAGAAGATCGAAGAGGGAATCGAGAATCTCAAAAATAAACAGTTTAGGTTATTTGGTATGAGAATGACACCAATGACTGTTTCTGCTGCATTGGCTGCCATTGGTTCTGTTGTTGGTGCTCTGTATGCTGGGTTTGTAATGTATCAAAAGATTGAAGGAATTGCTGGTTTAGATATTGAAGCGTTTGAGCAACGTATGGAAATTATTGAAACAAAACAAGAAGAAGCGATTGGTTACACTAAAGATATCAAAAATGATTTAAGATCAGATATTCTTAGAATTGAAAAAGTTACTGAAGATACTGATAGAAGAGTTAAAGAAATTCAAAAAAGTATAGATGATTCGATAAGAGAAATGGAAAAGTTAAATCGTGAAGTTGAAAAAGATACAAGAGATACCATGCGTGAGACAGAAAAAAGAATTGAAGAAAAAATGGAAAAGCTGGATAAGAATCTTAGAGATACCTTACAAAAAGCGCTTGATAATCCGTTGACAAAATAGAAAAATCCTACTATATAAATACCACGATCGTTGAGATCAGTGGAAGTTGCTTGGACACCGGGGCAGTACCGGTCGCCTCCACCATAAACACTTCGAAGTGCTTATGATGGGGGCGAACTAGGATCGACAGGCAGGGGAATCTGGTTGAGATCAAAAACTAAATGCAAACGATAACTTTGCTTCTGAGGATTTTGCTCTAGTAGCATAATTCTATGGGCCCGCCAGAGCCTGGAAACAGAATCTGGCATTTTTAACTTTAAAAGGATTAAAAGAAATGAAAAAGACAGTAGTATCAGCGATTGCTGGTGTTGCGTTGTTCTCTGGTGCTGCTTTTGCACAAGAGACCACTAAAGCCTTCTCTGTTGACCTTGGAGTAGATTCTTACTACAATGTTGACACAGAGGAAGCCACAGCTGAGCTTTCTGCTGGAGTAACTGCATTCAACGCAACTCTTGCGTGGGAGCCAGACATCAGCATTGATAATGTAGAATTAATTGGTTCCGATCTCACACTCGGATACAATCTCAAAGTACAGGGCTATGGAATTACCCCTTATATATCTATGGGATTCGATGGAGACTTTAACCAAGGCGATACAAAGATAGGCGTAAAGAGCTCATTCTCTTTTTAATGCTAGTTAGCTTGCGGGGTACATTTATGGTGCCCCGCAATATTTGCAACTCTGTTCACCTAAATCTGAATAGGTGTTCTGTTCTAAATAATTGTATACAGACACAAAACACACATACTCTAAGGAGAAAAAAATGTTTTTAAATACGTTTAATCACGAATCATACGTGAACACATGGATTTCAGTAATCCAAACTTTCAAAAAAGAATTGACTAGAAATTGGCCTAACGATATGAAGTTGGCTTCTGATGCATTTGTTGATGCACAAGCTGAATTTGCTCGTAAGTCATTCAAGTCGACAATGGATTTTAATGCTGGCTTTAACAAAGCTATTGTAGACGGTATTTCTTCTTTTAACACTGTTAACAGTGCAGACAAAGGAGCAAAGAAATGAGCAAGAACCCATTTGAAATTCGTCTCGAGCTATTAAAGATGGCAAAGGAAATGATGGATCAAAGTATGGATATGACCAACAATGCTTATTGGGCAATGGTCAATACATATTCTGAACAACATAATAAGACAGTAGAAGAAGTAATGAAAGCCACTGAACATTTAAAGGCTCAAATGTATACTCCTGCTGACATAATGGAAAAAGCTAACGAGTTATACAACTTTATTAATAAGAAGGACTAAAGGTAAAATGAACAGAGTTGCAACGTTTTTAAAGAAATTGTTTAAGGCCATGCAAGAAGGCCAAGAAGCTTCAGCACGTAGTAGAATTGCTTTCTACATTCGTGAAACAGACCTTAAGAAATTTCCAGAGCTCAGAAACTTCAGAGGGGATCGCGTAGAGTTGCATCACATCTTGAAGAAAAGAGGGCTTGGGGGACTCTGATATAAATATATCAGATAGCTATCTCAAAAAGGGGTGGTTATTCCACCCCTTTTTTTATGGAGATAATTATGGTTACATTTGAAGAAGCGATAGATCTTCATACGGAACTTCATACCAACGATACAAAATTTAATGGTTATAGTATTGCGAAACATTTACCAGAAATTGAAGATATAATTAAGTATTCTAATATTAAAAATGTTTTAGATTACGGTTGCGGTAAGGCTAAGGGTTGGCATAGAGGCAAATATGCTCATGTAATTGGCATAGATCCTAACGAAGTATATTTGTATGATCCGTGTGTACCTGATTACAATACATATCCAGACAGACAATTTGATATGGTAGTTTGTACAGATGTTATGGAACATATACCATTAGATGGTATACCTATTGTTTTAGGTAATATATTTTCATTAGCAAAAAAAGCAGTGTTTATTACAGTTTCTACTAGACCAGCTAAAAAAATGTTAACTACGGATTTAAATGCTCATCTAACAGTTCAGCCTCCAGAATGGTGGAGGGAACAAATAAATACTTACAATACCAAAGAAATGTATTGTAAGGTTAAATTTGATGTCGACTGACTTTTTAACATTAACAGATCGAGCAAGAGTATATCTTAGACAAGCAGCAGATAATAGTGGTAAAAGTAAAATCTTATTAAGTGTAGATGGCGGAGGATGTGGAGGGTTCCAATATAAATGGGACTTTACAGACGACGTTGGTGAATATGATTCTATAGTAAAAATTAATAATGAAATCTCATTAGTAATAGATGCCACTAGTGAAATGTTTTTAATTGGAGCTGAAATAGATTATGTTAATGAATTAGGTGGTTCATTCCTTAAGATAAATAATCCGATGGCTTCATCATCGTGTGGTTGTGGTGAAAGTTTTAGTGTAAACGAATCGATATGGGAAAATAATGATACAGATAGATTGGAAGGGTAAAATTGGATACGGAGATATAATATCTCCTATGTGTTATAGTTTTAATATGGCAATGAAAAACTGCACAGATGTATCACTCCATATGCATTGGATGCATAAAAAAGGCGAAAAATTTAAAGACGAAGATGCTGAAACAATAGATCAGCGAATGAAGTTTTTGTGGTCAATATGTCAGCCAGCATCCAAACATAGTGTCTATCTCACACAAAGTTTTGCACAAAATCTTCCTTACAATCATACCAATTATGATGATTTTCAACCATTACATAATATGTGGTTTTCAAGATTAAGAAATCTAGGAAACGGAAAACCAACTGTAGTTATTAACACAACTAAAAACCACGCTAAACAATTTTCAGAATATGATCCAGGCAAACAATGGAAAGATCCTTTAGGGATAGAAAAGTGGCAACGAGTAGAAAATATAGTTAACATGAACTGGGGTATGGAAGTTGTTCATGTTGATTATAATATGAGAACAAGAGATGTTGTAGATATTTACAGAAAAGCATTCCTTGCAATAGGATATCATGGATCGTCAATGTGGGTTGCTAGATATATGAGAGTGCCCATGTTAATATATTCTGAAAAGCCTATAACAAGAAGTGCCTTTCCGTGGGCAGTAGTAAAAGATAGGTTTGATGAAACTGAATTTATTAATCTCAATCCATATAAATTAAGAGATATGGGAATTAAGAGAATAGCTGAATTGGAGAAACAACTTGACATCTACTTCAACATACCCAATATACATCGGTTACGAGGCGAGAGAACATGATGCCTATGAGGTGTGTAAGTTTTCTATAGACTTCAATTCTGAATTTGAGGCTGATATAAGAGCTTTAAAGTCAAAAGATATTCCAGAGTATAATAGAAACTTAGGTGAGCCTCAAAGCACAGACTTTACATTTACAAGGTTCTGGGTTCCTTATCTATGTGAATATAAAGGGTATTCTATATTTGTGGATTGTGATTTTCTTTTTCTAGAAGATCCTGATAATTTATTTGATGTAATAGATCCCAATAAAGCAGTATCAGTAGTTAAACATCCTGAGTATATTCCTATTGGGGAAGTAAAAATGGATGGTATTTCTCAACACAGATCTTTTAGAAAAAATTGGTGTTCACTAATGGTATTTAATAATGAACACCCTGCGTGTAAATCTCTAACACCAGAATATCTCAACACTCATCCTAACGGAAAAGATTTTCATTGGATGACGTGGGTGGAGGATAACGACATTGGATCTATTCCTCTTGATTGGAATGTACTAGATCAATATTATCATTTGGAAAATCCAAAAGCCATTCATTATACTGAAGGAGGTCCATGGTTCGGGGGCAAATATATGGATACAATGTACTCTCACGAATGGAACAAGTATTATACAATGATGACTAATAGACTGGGTGATAGTAAATGAATGATGTAACTATTAGTATGACCTATTATGGTCAATTAGAAAAATTAGTGTATTGGTGTAATTTATTTTCTAAAATGCATGCACAGTATCGCGATAAAATAACTGTTCAATTTATAAATGATGGTTTTGAAGATAAGGGTTTGTTCGAAAGTGTATTAGATAATTACATAGGAAAATTTAACTTCAAAGCATTTAGAGTCAAGCAGGATATAGGGTTCAATAACCATGGGTGTAGAAATCTTGCTATGGTTATGTCTGAAACTCATTGGAATCTATTGATAGATATTGACACATATTTTGAGTACCATACTCTATACGAAATAATTGACAGAAAACTTGAGGATAATCATTTTTATGTCTTTGCTGTAAAGTTCGAATATATTGATAATCCTGAAGGGTATGATCTTTTTGATCCTAAGGGTATTATAAAATATATTTCACATCCTAATTGTTGGTTAATTACAAAACCGTGTTTTTGGTCTTCTGGTGGATATGATATAGAGTTTGCAGGAATGAGACACGGAGATAAAGAATTCTTTTTAGCTATAGATAAAGAAAAATATGAACATTTTTTATTTGAAAATAAAGAAGGACAAGTAGGTCTTCCACATATAGTTCATGTACAAAGACCTAACAGACAAAGATCGTATCTAAATCAAACAACAGAAAGAACAGGTTATCTTAAAAGATGTGTTGACTTTGTTGAAAAAAGGATAGATGATCCAATCAGAAAGCGTAAGAAAAGACTATTTTGTTTTGATTGGGAACGGGTAAAATAAATGAAATACATTATAATTGGATTGCTTGTCCTAGCAGGTGTTACGTCTGCTAGCGCAGCTGCATCGTCCTCTATGGTGGACCTTATTCCAGATGATCAACAAGATTACTGTTTAACTGAAGCAGTGTATTTCGAAGCTGGTAATCAACCTTTTATTGGTAAAATGGCTGTAGCTTACGTCGTACTAAATAGAGTCAGCAGTGATAAATATCCAGATGATATCTGTGATGTTGTCAGACAGGGACCTACAGATAAAAATGGTAATCTAGTACCTGTATTACATAAATGTCAATTTTCATACTACTGTGATGGAAAAGTAGAAAGACCTGATTATCAATCACCTGCATGGAGAGATTCTCTATTAGCAGCAAAATTATCTCGTGCTTTACCTGACTATGTAACCAACGGAGCTACACATTATCACGCTACTTACGTCAACCCATTTTGGGCTGATAAACTTCGCAGAACCGTACAACTGGAAGATCACATATTTTACAAATGATAGAACTTAATATTAAAACACCATCTCAGTTTTCTATGGAGATTGAGTCGATCGTAAAAGAAAAAAAGATATCCTATCTCGATGCAGTATTACATTATGTAGAGACAAATAATGTTGAAATTGAGTCTGCTGCATCGTTGATTAAATCGAGCCAAATACTTAAATCTAAGTTAATGGTTGATGCTGAAGAACTTAACCTAGTCAAGAAGACCGCAAAGTTACCTATATGAGGGCTTTAAAAATGGATGCTTACGAGGCCTATGAGAAGTACATAGCTCTCAAGTTGCATTTTACTACAAACTATGATTACTTTAAGTATCATGGTAAGGCTCCTAGTGTCAACAAGACCAAGTTTCAAGTTCGTAAGGATAAGTATTTCTTTCATAAGATTTCAAAACTCAAACAGCCAGAACAATATTTGGTTGCTAACTTTATAGTCAATCAAAAATTTTGGCCTGGAGAGATAAATAATACAGATAGTCATGCAGTGTTTACTGCTTGGCAAAAAAGGATTCAAAGTCTATCTTACACGTTTAAGTTAGACTTGAATAAACTCGATAGTGATTATGATCGTAATATTATTATCGAGAGTGGCCATCCTCTATTATTGAGGTTGGTTATGAGGAAGGATATTTGCATTGAGACTCTAATCATTCTCAATGAACTTACTCCTTTCTTTGGTTACTGGGACAAGAAGTTGGACTTTGTTTGGGAACAGACTAAAAAGACCTGTGAAAAATATAGTCCATTCTTCTTAAACACTGTTGACCTAAAACAATATAAAAGTTATATTATCGATCACTTTGGATAAACCGTTATACATCGCATATACAAGGAGACATACAAACATGGCTAGTAATTTTTCCGCACTTCGTAAAAACTCTCAGAGTGAATTGAACAAACTAACTTCTGCAGTATCAAAGCTGCAAGGTGGTGAAGGTCAGCAACGCGACAACGATGGATATTGGAAGCCAGAAGTTGACAAGGCTGGTAATGGTAGCGCTATCATTCGCTTCCTTCCTGCACCTCCAGGTGAGGATGTTCCTTTCGTTCGTATTTGGGATCATGGTTTCCAGGGTCCAGGGGGTTGGTTCATTGAGAAGTCTTTGACTACTCTTGGACAGAAGTGTCCGGTTTCTGAGTATAATTCTATGCTCTGGAACCAAGGTACAGAACAAGATAAAACATTTGTTCGTACTAAGACTAAACGTCGACTTTCTTATATCTCTAACATCTATGTTGTTAAGGATCCAGCTAATCCTCAGAACGAAGGACAGGTATTCCTGTATAAGTTTGGTAAGAAGATCTTTGATAAGATTAATGACCAGATGGTACCTGAGTTCGATGATGAGTCACCAGTCAACCCATTTGATCTATGGGAAGGTGCTGACTTCCGTCTGAAGATTCGTAACGTAGAAGGGTATCGTAACTACGATAAGTCCGAGTTCGATTCACCATCAGTATTAGGTGATCTCGAGGATGATGCTCTCGAAGATATTTGGAACAAGGAGAAATCACTTAGTGCTCTTATCGATCCATCACAGTTCAGGTCTTATGATGAACTAAAGGCCAAGCTATATAAAGCTCTGGCTCTTGATGGAGGACCTACTGCAAATACAATGACTGCAGAAGAGGTCTCAGAAGCAGCTCCACCAGTACAAAAGGAGCGTGCAGCACCTGTCCAGCAGAAAGCATCTGCACCATGGCAGGACGATGAAGAGGATGATGGATTGGCTTTCTTTCAGAAGTTAGCTGAAGAAGACTGATTATTGTCCTACAGCGAACTTTCTACCATAAGTGGAACTTCTATTACTTAGATTTACTACTGTGGTAGAACCTCCGCCAGATGGGGGTGGTGGGGCACTAGCTTGTCCTCCGCCCCCATCATTGTTTATAATGACAGGAGGAGTAACAGCAGGACCTTGGTTGGCTCTTTGATTTACAAATGTTGCTTTGCTTATTTGATCCCCAACTTTCCAATCTCCACTCTTCATCATATCTTGAACAATTTTAGCATCCTCAGCTGTGATGCCATCTTGCTCAAATTTTCCTTGATTTGCCAAATCCATAATTTGTTTAGGATCAACACCCATCTGTCTATACAGATGGCTCATCTTAGACATTAATCCTACAACGCCCTCTTTTACTGATCCACCAAAGTATGATGAGTCAACATATCCTTCTCCTAAAGGTCCTTGAGGCTTTTCCATTCCAACAGGTTTTTTAGGTTGAACATCAGCTGGTTTTGGTGGGGATGGTTTTTTAGCATTATCATTTGCAGCAGGTTTAGGCATATCTGGAGTAGCAGCAGAAGCATCTAAATCCCCATATCCGCCTGTCATTATTGGTTTAGCACCTGCAGGAGGTTTTGGAGGAGTAGGTGGAGGAGGAGTTGCAGAAGTTGATGCCTTTATCTGAGCTGCTGCTTCTGGATTATCATTAGCAGCTTTTTCAGCAGCTTTTACAATTGCTGGATCCTTACTAATATCTTTATCATTCATTAACCAATCATAAAGTTTTTCAGCTAAAACATCTCCGCCAAGAGAACCAATTAAACCTCCTAATAAACCTCCTGCTATTGTACCAACTACTGGAAATACCAGTGTTCCTAAAAAAGCTCCTATCATTGCTCCAGCAGCACCTCCTAAAGCACCGCCTATTGCTTTTACAATCTCTGCTTTCAATTGTTCCGGAGGTAAGTCACTCATTTCATATGCTTGAACAGCAAGAAAAACTCCACCAAAAGCAATGCCTACACCTGGAAGACCTTTGAGGTATTTTAATTTAGAAAGCATTTTAAGAACTGATTTGTTTGCTTTTTTACCTGACGTTTGTGCATTTGGTAATCCAACTGGTTTTGCTGGATTAATAGTTGAAGGTTTAGCTGCAGTTGGGGCACTGCCTTTTGGAGCTGAAGGAGCTGCAGACGGTTTCGCTGCTGCAGGTGCATTAGCATTAGCTGCAGTAGGCACATTAGCTTTAGGTGCACCAGCTTTAGGAGGTTCTGCTGCTGTTGTGCCTGTAGGTACCTTACGTGTAGGATCTACTTTAGAGAATTCTCCAGCACCTGGTTGGCCAGGAGCTACTCTAACTTGTGGTTTACCTGTTTTAGTTTTACCTGCATCTACAAGATCTCTGCCTTTAGCATCTTGACCAACTACTGATTGTCCTTTAGGTTTGGCATCACTAGTGGTTGTAGTTTT